AATGCGCCATATGTGACGCGTTGTGGCACAAAAAGCGGGTTAATGCGCCATATGCGACGAATTACGACAGCTTGGACGCCTCGGCGCGGCGGGCCTCAAGGTCGTCCCACAGCTCCTGCAGGGCGTTGAGTTGACCAGCGGCGTGGGCAAGGAGACCCGGGTCTTTCGCGGTGGCCATGGTTGAGACGAGTAGGCAGGCGTCGGCAATTCGATCCTGCAAGTTTAGCATTATTGCTAAGTAACACGGGTCAACTTGCTCGCGGGTGAAGGCCAGGGCGCCGTTGGGGTCGAAGTCCTCTCCGGCGGTGTAGCGGTCGAGGGGGATGGTTTTGACGATAGTTTTGAACATGTGTTGTGTTTTCTATCCCTAATGCGGGGAGTGAAATTGGACAAAGGTCATCACCTCGATGGCGCGGCAGAGGTGCGGATGACAGTCGCGGCAGACGTAGCCGAGGTGCAGGTCGCGGCCCTTGACGTCACCGCTCCCAAGCAGCTTGGAACAGATGCCGCACCGGGGGTCGTCGAAGCGGTTCATGGCGAAGCGCTGCTTAGTCGGCGGCGGTGGGGTGAGCTTGGTGGTCATCAGTAGGCACCGCCTCCGCGGGATCGCAGTGTGTCGCCTTCGATGTTGCAGGCGTTGGACAGCGCGACGAATTTCAGAACGTCAATCGGATCTTTGGTCGCGCCCTTTTTGCCGTCAGCGCCGGTGTAGGTCTGCAGGGCGTAAATGAGGTTTTTGCAGTTCTCGCTGATATACAGCTTGGGCTGGTTGAGCGCATCGACCGGCTGCTCGGGGTTGTAGTGCAGGAACGAGTTCACCATGGCGATGCCCTCGTCGATGGAATCGCCGGGCGCGGCCATGAAGTTCATGCCCAAGTCGGCCATCTCGTCGATTAGGGTCGTGGGATGCTCCTTGGCCAGCGTCTGCGAGTTGCCAAAGCGGCTGTCCATGGCGCGCTCGAAGATTTCCTCGCCGCTCTCCACGCGCAGAATCTCTTCCTTGTAGCGCTCGAGTCCGAAGCCAAAGTCTTGCTGCGCGGGACCAGCCTTGCCGTCAAGTTTGCTGCCGTCTGGCATGGCCCACTCTCCGGCGTAACCGACGCCGGGGATGTAATCTTGCTGGCTGGGCCATTCGCGGTAAACGACTACGCGGCCGGCGACATCGTGAACGGTCCAGAGCATGAACCAATTCCTGCCGCTCGCCGGATCGACCCAATGATACTTGGTGCCCTGCGGGACATCGGCATGGCGTATGACGTGGACGCGCTCGTTGAACAATGGGAAGCGACCGGCCATGGCTTTGGTCGGCACGCCGTAGGCGCGGCAGAGGATGCGCTCTTTGGTCTCGCGCTTTAGCTCAGTCTTCATGCGCTCCCAACCCGCCCAAGGATTGAGTTTGGTATGAAAGTAGATGATCGGGCGGTTTTTGGTGCTGATCTGCTCGAGCGGCACCTTCTCGTAGCCGGCGACCTTGCCGGAGCCGTCTTTGGTCGGCAGCAGCTCGGCGTCGGCATCGACCAGCGTCTTGGCGCCGTTGAGGTAGTCGGCCACGGTTGGCGACCAGCCTTGAATCGGGGTGAATGTGACGGCGAGTTTGCCGTTGCGATCAACTAGTCGAAATCGCAAGGTCTCTAAAACTTGCAGGGGACAAAGTTCGTCGCAGTGGGCGAAGTCCACTGAACCGCCCTCAATTGTCGAAAGATCCTGCGCGTAGTTACGGAAAATTAGCTGACTACTGTTGGGTGCAACGAGTTTTTGCTCGGTGAATCCGCCCTTGACGCTGTAGGTGATGTTGGTGACCTGCCCCTTGCGCGCGTTGCGCCATTCCGGCGGGAGATATTTCCAAATGCGCGGCTGGGATGTTTCGATGCTGACCGGCGCGGTGGTCGTGAATGACCAAACGATGGCGCCGGGCTTCTCATACATGACCTTGATGCACTCGCGCGCCGCCCACTCCGTCTTGCCGCTGCGGTTGCCGCCCATGACGAGCAACTCGCGATGCTTCTCGAGCAGCTCGGACGCGCGCTGCCACACCGGCGGGACGTAGCCGAATCTGAACGGATCGCTGGCCTCGCGGGCGATTAGTTCTTCGCGTTTCTTGAGATAGTTCCAGCCCTCGTCCGGTCCTAGCTCTTGCAACAGATCGGGGTCGATCTGCATGACCGGATGCGGGCTAGGCTTAAACCTAGCTTGATGTTCGTTCACTCTCCCTCTGCAGCGACTCCGCGCTGCTCCTCCCTAATTGTTCGCTATTCGCGCATGGCAAATAGACGGCGCCGGCCGGGGCGCAAAACCCTCACTTTGGTTGTGTTGATTTACCGGCCGGCGCTGAAATTTCTAAAGTTGGATTCTCGCAAAAATTAAACTGCCCGGTCTGCACATGCACCGCGCCGCCGTCGGACTCGCGGATGAACGTCCAGATGTCGTTGGCGAAACCGCCCTGCGGGTGGACGTAGAGCAGCCAGCAGATGCCGTTGCCGTACACTTCGGCGCGCATCGGGTATGGGGCGAAGGTCACCATGCGAAAGATTGCCGGGGACGGTCCTGCAGAACCTTTTCAGCGCACGGGTTGCCAAGGTGACGGCAGACAGTGGGGCAGCAATTTCTACGTCCTGCTGCTGGGCCATAATCCATGTCCGCCTCCCGACCTCGACGCACACCATACGGTGCCGTCCGGTTGCTGCGCTGCCCGGTCAAAGGTATGTGACGGCACCCCAGTCGCCATGCTCGCTGGGGCTGGGCATCCCGGAATGCTCCGCGACGAAGGCTACACATTTCCTTCGCCGGCATGGACCCGATTGTGCCGTCAGTTGAAATCATTGTGGGATTAGTCTCCACGCCCAAGTGACAAAACCCCAAGAAAGCACACTCGCTCCGGCCACGAATCCAATGGCAACCACAAAGCATCCAATGACGAACAGAGCGCCAAACACTAAAACAAGCAGATCTTCTACCGTGCTTATTGCTTTTTCTAAATTCATTTTGCCTTCTTGTTGCGCATCTCGGCGCACAGGGCGTCGGTTTTCTTTTTGACCTCGCGGTCCACAAGTTTCTGCCGGCGAGCTTTCAAGGTGTTGATCGCTTTGTCGATGTCATCAATTTCCGGTGTCATAACGCTGTATTTACTCATAAGTCATGGCTGAACGGTGATGTGCCAAAGGCCGATCTGCGCGACGGCGTAGCCGAACCAGATGATTCCGTTCCAAAAGTTGTGCTGGATGAACGCTTGGTCTACCGCGACGGCGAAATACATGAAGCCGACAACGGCGATGAGGATGGCGCTGGTCATGGGTCTAGGGCGTTCATGGCCAGTAGCACGGCGCCGCATTGCTGCGGGCTGGCGTCTTGTGAGGTGTCGAGGGCGGCGATGTTTTTGAGGGCGGCGCGGTAGCGGTCGGCTTCCAGCATGGCGGAATCGGCGAGCTTGCGGGCGAGCATGAGGTCGGTGCGCAGCTTGTCTTCGCGGTCGGCGGATATAGCGAGGAGCTTGGCTTGCTCTAGGCAATCGGCCTTCCAGTGGTTGCGCTCGCGGGAGAGCTTCCAGGCGCGGTCGCGGGCTTTCCAGAGGTCGTCGCTCATTTGCGCTTATACTTTTTTACAAACCCGTCAGTAAGGTGCTGCGTGATGTAGCAGCGCGTCTCTTCGTCATCGGTCTCAATGTGCCGAAGGGTCGCGCAGACAACGTGGCAAATCTCATGCGCCCGAGATCCCTCGTCGTCGCCGTCTGAGAGCCAGATACAATGCCAGTTGTTGTCGCTGAATGCCCAGGCCGCGGCTTGTTCGTCGGGCTGGTTCTCCGGGTCGTCGGCGTCCAACTCCATGACCGCAGCGCACCGCCGCAGCGCCGTCTCTTGGGGCGTGTTGACGTAAAACTCAACAACGGCCCCGTAAACCGGGTCTTTGACGACGAAGCGGCGGGCGGTGCGTTTCATGTTAGGCGCCTTTTTTCGCCTTGAATCCGCCGCGCTTGTTTTTCATCGCGGACCACGTCTTGCTATCGACGGTGGATTTCGACTTGGGTCGGCTGGTGCCGGCCGCTCGGCGGGCGTTGATGTTTGCGTATAGTCCTTTGGCCATATCAGCAACTCCATGCTCGACGAGACCAGTAGTTCGCCGAGAGCTTGTTTGAGGTTCCCTTGATTCCACCGCTCCGCGCGCAGTAACTGGATTTGCGCGCGGGCTGGTCCTTCTTGATGGTCATGTTGGGATCGCCGAAGCGGACCAACTTGACTTGCTCTCCACTCTTGGCCAGAACGGCGAATTTCTTCGGGCCGTCCGGCGTGCGTTTTGGCTTGTTGTAGCCAGAAAACTTCTGGCCGCGGTATTCGATGGACATGATTAGGCTGCTTTCTTGAGACGGAGTTGTGCGTAGTGCAGGGCGAGACGGGCTTTGAACACTTCCCAGAACGGCTCGCTGCTGAAAATCCAGGCGACCTCGAAGTCGTCTGGCGATTCCTTGCCGATGCGGACGATGGCGCGGCGTTGGACTTTCATCTTGGGCCGGTTCTCGTTCCAGAGCTGCTCGTAGCCGGCGAGCTGGATCTTGTGCGCGCCGACGATCATTTTGCTCGTCTTCCAGTCGAGCAATACGATCTTGCCGTCGCGGTCGCGGCTCGGGGCGTCGATGGTGCCGCCGAAGAGCCACTCCTCGCTGACGAGCTGAACCTCCGGCTCGATGACGGTGAGCCCTTCCTCGTCCCACCAGCGGCGGAAGTTGTTGAAAGCGATGCTCGCTTTTTCAACGTCTGCCGGGCTGAACTCGGAGAGGTCGGGTTCGTGGTTGTGCAAGAAGCACTCGATCATAAAGTGCGCCACCGTGCCGATATCGGCAGCTTGGTCGCGCACTTTGCGGTAGTCCTTGCCCTCGGTGCCGAGTTTCCATGCCCAGTGGATCAGACCGTTGGAGTCTTCGCCGATCTTGGCGATGGTGCTGGCGCCGGGCACCTCGGTTCCGTCTTGTAGCGGATACTTTTGGTGCGCGCGGGTCTTTTCGAGGCGTACGATTTTACGTCCGTCCTCGGTGAAGCGCTCGGGCGCGGCGGCTTTCGCCGCTTTGCCCTTGCGTGTTGATGGTTTGCGTGTGGTTTTGGCAGGCATGGCTGGTCACCAGTCGATTTCGCCGTCGTCGGTTCCGGTTTTGACTGCCGCGCGGGGAGCTTCCACGACATCGAAGCCGTAGGAGGATGCGCTGCCGCCGTCTCCCCAGGTGACGAGGTCGAGGACTTGGACCGCTTTGGGCTGAAGCGTGACGCCGGCGCCGAGGGACGCCGTGTACCAGCAGTAGGGCACGACCGCGACCTTGATCTTGGAGCCGCCGCCGATGTTGTCGGTGATGACTTCGCCGGCGATGTTGAAGAGCTTCGGCTGACGCGAGACAGACTCGCCGTCCTTGCCCTTGAACACAGCAGGAACCTTAAGCTTCAATTGAGTCATGCCGTCGCTTTCTTCCCACGGCGCGGGATGCAGCTTGAGTTTGTCCTTTTTCAGCTCTGCCTTTTTTTCTTTCACGAACTCGCTGAACAGCGCTTCGATCTGGCTGATAAACGGCTCGGCGTCCTCGTTGGACATTTCGAGGTTCACTTTGTATACGCCGGTCTCCGAGAACTTCGTGTCGGGCCGGTTGAGGCTTGGGAAGCGGGCGAGGCCCGCGGGTGTGGTTATGGTTTTACTCATTGGTTGTTTGTGGTTGTGTTTTTGGTTGGCTAGGAAAGCTGGATTCGCGCAGGAGCAGGCAGAAGTCCTCGAAGGTCGCCGTGACGAGCTTGCGGCAGTTGTCTTTGCGGTGGATCACCACGGCGAGTTTGCCGGGACCGCCGTCGGCTTCGGCTTGGGCGATGGCGGCGTCCAAGTCGAAGCGGGCGCGGCCGTGGCGTTTGCATTCGATGTGAATATCCGGCAAGCAGGGCACCACAACGTCAGGCGCGGAGAGTCCCCAAACTCCCTGCGTGACTTGTGCGCCCCGCTTGCTCGGAAAGCCTTCGGCGGTCAATGCTTTGGCGACCTCGCGCTCAAACTGAGCGCCTTTCTGGCGACTGTTGATCATTCGTTGAGCGCGTCCCAAAGTTGCTTGTCCGGTGCGTAGACAAAGTTGCTTTCATCGGTCAGCCGCGGCGCGGGAATAATGTTACTCGCTCCGGGTGTTTCAAATTTGGTCAGCGTCGGACGCCACTGCAGGTTGAGCGTGCCGGTGCGGCCAGCGCGGTGCTTGGCAACGATGAGTTCGCACTCTTGCGGGTCGGCGGTCTGTTGCTCCTCGTCGGCGGCGAAGTAGCTGGGGCGATACAGGAGGCTGACGATGTCGGCGTCCTGCTCGATGCTGCCGGAGTCGCGCAGGTCAGACATGCGCGGGCGGTTGTCGCTGCGGTCTTCGGACTTGCGGTTGAGCTGCGCGGCGGCAACGACCGGGATGCCCAGCTCCATGGCCATGCTTTTCAATCCGCGGGAGACAAAACCGACTTCGTTCTCGCGGCTTTGCGCGGCGCCGTGGGAAACGAGCTGCAAGTAGTCCACAAAGATGCACTTCACACCCCAGCGGCGGACGGCGAGGCGTCCACGACCGCGGATGTCGAGCAGGGAAAGCCCGCCAGCGTCGTCGATGTACATCGGTTCGTCGCCGAAGGCTGTCGCAGCGGCCATAATCTTGTGCTTGCCGTCGGGCGGGAGAAACCCGTTGCGAATGACCTCGGTATTGGTCTTTGCGCGGCTCAAAACTACGCGCGCGGCCAGCTCATTCGCCGGCATCTCAAGGCTGAAATACAAAACAGGCACACCGCGCTGGGCCATGTTGTCGGCCATGTTGAGCATGAGGGCGGATTTGCCCATGGCCGGACGTCCGGCGATGATGGTGAACTGTCCGGCGCGCAAACCGCCGGTGACTTGGTCGAAATCCTTGAATCCGGTGGGCAATCCGAGCTTGTCGGCTTGGCCGGACATGAGGGTTTCCAATTCGTCGAGCAGTCCAGGGACGATGTCAGCGGCTGGACGCATGCTGTCGGTCGCGGTGCCGAGCGAAAGCGACAGGATGGCTTCGCCAGACTGCTGCAGGACGTCATCGGCGTTGGACGCCAGGTCCTGCGCGGCGGCTTGCATGGCGACAGCGCTGTCGATGATGCGGCGGCGACCGTACAAATCGCGCAGGGTTTGCGCATGGTAATCGACCGCAGCCTGTCCGCCGGCCGACTGGCCGAGCATCTCGGTCAATTCGCCGGCGCCGCCGACGAAGTTGAGCTTGTGCTTGGCGTCGATGCGCTGGGTGACCGCTATGACATTGGGTGTGCCGCTCTCGGCGCGGATTTCGCGGATGGTTTCAAAGACAAGGCGGTTGGCCGGCGTGAAGAACAAGTCCTCATGCAGGCCGGTGAGGCTGTCGAGCAGACCGGGGTCGGCCATGAGGCTGCCGAGCACTGCGCGCTCGGTGTTGGGCGACTGCGGGACGGTGCGCTTCATGCCATTCCTCCGAAATCGTCGTCATTCATCGCCCAGATCGCGATAGCCGCGGCGATGAGCAAAAGCGTCAGGGTTAAAACCAATGCGGTCATGGCGTTCCCTCTTCAGACGGTAGCGGTGCGACAAAAAGCGGTCGCAGGCTTCGTCCACGGCGATGATGTCGTCGGCAATGTGTGGCCATTTTTCTTTGAGTAGTCGTTTGGTTTCAGAATTCATTGCCGTCGTCCGTTACTTCGTAAGCCGGTGTGGACGGCGTGTTGGCATCTGTTGTTGTCTGTTGGCATCTGTCGCACACGGGGACCAGCGCGCAAGTATTATTTTGAGGAAAAATCAGGTCGAAATTGGCCCGGTACTTGGGGCCGTTGACCGGCCGCGGATTGTCGCCTTTGCCCGCGCTCATTCGTCGTGGAGGGACAGGTTGTGGTCATCAAGCATCTGGAAAAGTTCTTCGCGGAACTTCTCCAGATAGGCGTCGGTTTCCGGGGTCAGCTTGTCGTCGTACTTGAGCGCACTGCGGAGCTTGTCAGCAATGTCCGTGACCACATACTTCCAGCGCCAGCCGTCAATGGCTACGCGGTGGTCAGCTTGGTCTTCGGGAAGGTTGAACTCGAGCAGCGCTTTCACCAGGTGTCCTCCGGGTTGAGCAGTTGGATGCGCTCATTGGCCACATTGTTGTCGCCGGGGATGCATTTCTCCAAGCAGCGCTCAAGGGCGCCGATGCGGCGTTTAAGGGCGATATTCTCCGCATCGAGGCGGAGCATTTCGGCCTTGTACCAGTTCGCCTCAGCAAGCTGGCCGAAGTTGATGCTGCC